TACATAAAACATCAGTTGTAACATTTTCTCCTTTAGTTAATTTAGCTATAGAAGAAGAACTGACACCTGTAAGTTCAATCAACTGCTTTTTGTTTATTCCTTTATCTATTAGTAGTTTCCATAACTTATTGTAACTGATCATAATAACCCTCCTAACTTTTTCTTACTCCTTTTAGTAATCCGTATCTTCCGTTTTCTTCATCTTGAGTAAATTCAATTATCTTAACATCAGGATTATAGTTCACATTTTCTGGAATGTCATTAGGAACAACATTCTCAATAATTATTATTTGATCATCACCTATATTATCAATTAGGTATTTGAAGAAACCACGTCTAACATTTTGAGTTTCTTCAACTCCGTTAGGCAAAGTTAAACCATGTAGCGGTGAGTCAATCATGTAATAATGTGGATTGTGTACAGCTACGCTGTTTATGTACTCTCTCATTGATAAAATTAAGAGTGAGTTGAGCAATGAACGATACCCTTTTCCATGTGATTTCTTGTGTTCTCCATTAACAATGATGTCAAATGAAGACATATCGAACTCGGCAGAATTAATAGGTGAGAAGTTTACATTCTCAAGCAATCGCAAATAGTTATTACTAATGGTTGTTTTGAAGTCTTCTGCAAATAACTCCTTAGGTTTATATGGTTTACGTTGATTGACCGTTGCATCTAGGTTGGATAAGTCAGTTTCAAGAGTATCAAGTAAAGAACTAATTACTTTTAACTCATTTGTTGATTCAATGTAAGTTTTGAACTGATTAATCTGATTGACAATAGATGTCTTTTTTGGATTAAGTTCATTTTTGAGTGTATTATCTATGCTATTTTTAGCTGATTGTAACTCTTCCAGTTCTTTTAAAAGAGAATTGATTTCTTGTTGTGTATCTTTGATTGTTTTCGATAGTTCTTCACTATTAACAATTATTTTTTTAACTTCAGCTTTAGATGCTTCTAAATATGAACCTTCTTGTCTTTTCTTAATTTCACCATCGCAGAATGGACAATGTGCTGGGGAGTTATGCTTATGGATAATTTTCTCTCCTTGAACTATAAAACCTAATCTTTCAATATCGGCTAAATACTGAGATTCAAGTACTTTATAACGCTCAAGAAGAACTTTCTTTTTACGAATTGAATCTTCTTGTCTAACAATTTTTATACCAGTTTCACGAAGATCTATAATCGCTTTATTGATTACTTCATTGATTTGATCAAGTTCTTGTTGAAGTTTATTAATTACATCCTCAATATTGCTTGAATCAATGTTTCCTTCGTTAAGTATTTTTTCAAGCTGATTTTTTTGATTAATTAGTTTTTCCTTATTGCTAATAATATATTTTTGTACAGCAGCTTTTTTGGCTGCTTTTGTTTTTTTATTTTCTTCAGCATCAAACTCAGAGAAATCCTGATCATAAAGTAAATATAGCAAACAAGATAAAAATGCAGTTGTTGCCTGTCCAGTTTCAGGAAGTAAAATCGGTTTTTCAATATCAGTATCATCCTCACGAACCATAAGAAGAGGTTTTAATGTTCTAATAGAGAATTTTTGCGTTTGACCATCTTCATTTTTTGGAACTTTGAGGTTTTTAGGTAATTCTAAGAATTCTGCAAAGAAATCATCTATAGTTTCACTTTTTCCTCCTGAAAGTTTATAGGTTTCTTTTTCATTACCATTGGTCACAACAATTTGTGATTCACCAATCTTTCGGGTAAGTGTTATGTCCTCTAACCCTTTTCTTAAGACTAGAGATATAGTATCGTAACCAATTGAAGAATCAAATGGTACTGTACTCTTAGATCCCAATAAATAGTAAATACATTTATAAATATACGATTTTCCAGTATCAGAAGGACCAGTAATGATGGTCAATTTTTCTCCGAATTCAAGAGTAGAAATTCCCTTTTCTCCTGTGATTATTAACTTATTAATATGTATTCTATTCATTACGTTACTCCCTTCCAACAGCTGATTTAGTAGCATAATTGACTAATTCAGTCTCTGACATATTTGATGTTTTGCGAATAACTGTTGAAAGAGATTGAACATACTTATTGAAGTAATCTCCCTCCATGTTCTCACAAACCCATATTCCATGATTATTTATCTGATATAAAAACCCATATTGATTTTTAAGAGGTTTAATCATTCCTTTAGTTACTAAAGTTTTTAATGCCTGTGTTATAAGTTTTCTTCTTGATGCGATTTCACTAAAACTATAAGAACTATCACCATGAAGGTTGCTTTCAAGTAGATTATAGTTTTTTCCATATGTAGTAAATAAATCTAATGCTGTAATGGTATCTACAGAGTGAGATTTTTTAGATACATATAGGAGGATTAATATTCGAAGAGAAATTTCTAAATCAGTATTAAATATCTTTGTCATAATCAACCACCCACTCAATCTTCCCATCATTTACGAGCATATGAACCAACCCTTGCTTTTCAGAAGGTCCGACTAAACCATTAGTACTACGTCCTAAATACGCCTTACTATAAGTAAAAAGTACAACATGTTCCATCGTTTTATCAACTCGTTCCATTGCATCTTTATATGCTCTTAATACAACACTTCGAACACCCATATATGTTTCATTTTTTACGTTATTAAACTCCTCTTCACCATCAGTAAATATATCTCTAATTTGATGCAATAAACTTTCAGCACTAAAATAATATTCACGTTGGAATTTTAGATGTGTTTCATATCTTGGGTGCATTGATTTAAGGTCATCGATGGTAATAGAACCAAATTTTTCAACCTGTGAATAGACACGTAATAATGCAGTAATATATGGAAGTTCAAAATCTGAAAAATCATCTGGTGGTAATAATTCAGGTGGTAGGTTAACAGTCCTACCTCCTATTTTTATTCTTCCATCACCAATAAATTCAACATCTCTAACACTTGTAGATGGTTTGAGATTAACAATGTAATAAAGAATTTGATCGAAAGTTTCAGTGATCTCTCTTTCAAAAGTATCGATTGAAACATTAATTTTATGTTTCTTAAATTCAAAGATCATTTTTTCTCTAGCTTCATATGTCATGTCATCACAAAAATCTTCAAAAATACTAGAGTCTATGTTTGCTCTAATAAAAGAAGCGACATCCTTAGGTAAAGCTTCTGAACCATTAAAAATCTTACGTAAGAAATCGTCAAGTAATTTATCAAGTGGATTTTCTTCATCGGATGGCAAAATAAAAGCATTCAAATATGCTTTAACTTTATCGCCAATTGTTACTTTTCCGGTGGATGATCCACTTTTTACTTTATAGTCTAAATGCTGGTCTAAAATTCCTAAAAATTCGCTTAATTTCACCCGATAATATCCCCCTTTTATTCCGGAGTTGTTAGGACACTCCGTTTGGCTCCCAGTTAGAATTTTTATTTGATATACAATTATGACGTAAATAAAAGAAATGTTTGTTTGATACTTAAATTATATCACAAATTATTTATATTTACAATTTAACTCGAAGTTTAAATTCGTGATTGCAAAACTCATATTTGAGATTACGTGTTTGCCCTGTTCTAGAATGGGTGTTCGCAAAAACACGTAATCTCCTTAATAAAGCAGAACAGACTATTGCGAGGGATGTCTGCAAAATGAAATGGAAGTATACTCAACTACCATTCTTTTTGCGACGACCTAATTTGCGTAAAAAAGAAGAGACTTCCATTTCAGAACATCAATCTGATTTGGAGGTTTTTTATATGAAGATTAAGTATGTATTCGCAGATGGTACTGTTAGTGAAGTCGAAGTAGATGATGAATATGGTCGTTTACATTTGGAAGCTGAACGAAAGATCGAAAATGACAATCGTAGATGGAGATATCACGTTAAAGCATCTCTTGACAATTGCGATTATGAAGGTGAATGGTTCCAAGATCCAAATCCAACACCACACGAACAAATGTTGATAGATACCGAGTATGCAGAATCAGAAAAGAAAGTTCAAGAATTCAAGAAGACTTTAACTGATATTCAATTAAAAAGATTAGAAATGCTCGAACAAGGAATGACACAAAGAGAGATTGCTGATAGAGAAGGTGTCAATTTGAGTGCAGTTCAAAAGTCCATTGAGCAGATTAGAAAAAAATATGGAACATTTTTTGACAAATAGGGTGGTCAAAAGGTGGTCGAAATCTCCATACAGTGAGGGACAAAGACATCCCCAGAAAGGAGAAACAAGATGAAACACAAAATGAATATTAATGTTTCAAAGGAACAGGAATCTAATGGTGTTCTGACTTGTAAAAAGGTGAAGATGAAAAAAGGCTTATTTAAAAAGCTTTTTGGAGACTCACAAAAAGTAACAATCATTATTCCAGGAGATTCAGTAAGAGATGTCACGATTCGTGAAATCAAGGATAAGGATGAAGGTGAAAATGGTGGCAAGTAAATTACATTCAAGAACTCACTCGCCAAGTAAGTCATCACTATATTTTGTTTGCCCAGCAAGCACAAGGTTTATAGCAATGTTTCAAGAAGAACCAGGACCAGAAGCTGTATATGGAACAGAAACACACACATTAGGTGAGACATTACTGAGACAGTCACTTCGATTATACGATTTTGACAATAAAGAGATTAAACCAGTTGAAGAAACCATAAAAGGTTTAACTCAGTATGATAATGAAATGCTAAAACTTGCTGAAGGATACGCAAATAAAGCTTTGAGTCTAATTGAATCTGAAAGAAAACGAATCGGACATGATCCAATAGTATTTATTGAAGAAACTTTAAGCATGAATTGGCTTATGGAAGGTATGGTTGGAACCTTAGACTTAGGAGTTATTGCTGATGATGTTATGACAGTTTTAGATTTAAAAACTGGTCGTTCAAAGGTGAATTCATGGGTTTCAAAAGAAGATGGCAAGAAAGAACCCAATTCACAATTAGGACTTTATGCACTTGGTTTATACCAAAGCATAGGAAAATTATATCCAATTAAGAAAGTAAGAATCATCATCGTTCAAGAAAGAATCAACCACATTTCTGAATATGAGCTGACACTTGATGAATTACTCGAATGGGAAAGAAATGTAGTTATTCCAGCCATTGATAAAACTCTCGAACCCAACCCTATCGCAGTTCCTAATAAGGGATGTAAATGGTGTCCTGGTAAAGATGTATGTGCAGCAAGAAGAAACGCTAATCTCGGTTTATATGAAACATCTAAAAAACAAATGGATTTATTAACAGATGAAGAGATTGATGAGTTACTACCTAAGTTAGACGATCTTATTAAGTTTGCAGAGGATATCAAATCCTACGCAATTAAAAGGATGCTCGATGGATCTAAGTTTAAAAACCACAAACTTGTGTATTCACGAGTGACTCGTTCTTTTAGTGATAATAACACAGTTGCAAAAATCTTAATGGATAACGGTTATGAGGCTTATAGCAAACCCAAGTTACTAGGAATAACTGAGATTCAAAAACAACTAGGAAAGACAAAACTAAATGAACTTTTAGGTGAATATATCACCACAACGAAAGGTTCGATCACCATTGCTACATCTGATGATGAGCGTGAAGAAGTAAACATTGAAAGTTATAAGGAGGATAAATCTATATGAGTTTTGCATTTGAAATTATTAAGGGTCAAGAAAATAGACCAATAAAACTAGGTATCTATGGAGCTGAGGGAATTGGTAAGACAAGCCTAGCCAATGAACTCCCTGATGCTTTAATCGTTGATACAGAAAACGGTAGTTCAAGAATCAATTGTAGAAGAATTAAATGTTCAAGTTGGGAAAATCTTATTGCCATTGTCAAAGCAGTTATTGATAATCCTCCAATCTGTAAAACGTTAGTTATTGACACATTAGATAAAGCTGAAAGTTTCTGCATTGATTATTTATGTCAAAAGTTCAGAAAAGCAAATATCGAAGATTGGGGTTACGGGCGTGGATATACCATCTTACAGGATGAAGTAAATCGTTTATTTGAACAATTAAACAAAGTAATTGATGCAGGTATTCATGTAGCAGTAATTGCACACGGTAAACCAAGAAAGTATGAATTACCGGAGGAAGCTGGGGCTTTCGATAGATGGGAGTTAAAACTCACTAGGCAAGTAGGACCTCTCTTCAAAGAATGGTGTGATATTTTACTTTTCTGTAATTACAAGACCTATGTGGTTACAACAGAAAACAATACTAAAAAAGCCCAAGGTGGAAAACGTGTAATGTACACCACTCATCATGCTTGTTGGGATGCTAAAAATAGATTCAATTTACCCGAGGAATTAGAACTTAGCTATAAACCTATTGCTCATCTATTCAGTGGTAGGGTAGATGTTCAAAAAAATACTGAAGATGACTCTTCAAAAGATAAGTCAACCAATCATACAAAATTACAAAAGTTGATGGAAGAGTCAAATGTTAGAGCAAACGATTTAGAACAAGTCGTTATTGAACGCGGTCATTATCCAGAGAATACAAAAATTGATGGCTTTTCAGAGGATTTTATAAATCGATGGATATTCCCTAATTGGAAAAAAATCGTAGACACAATCAATAAGAATAAAGAAGGAGATAAATAATTATGGAAGAAAATAAAAACTATTTAATCGATTGGAATGATGAAATTTCAAACGAAGGTCAGGAGTTTGTCACTCTTGCAGAAGGAGATTACTTATTTAGAGTAATCAAGTTTGAACGTGGAAGATATTTAGGATCAGCAAAAATTCCGCCATGTAATAAAGCAATCATTACAGTTGAAGTTCCTACTGAAAAAGGCGTAGCAATCGCAAAAGTAGACCTTATATTATATCGAACACTTGAATGGAAATTATGTGCCTTCTTTAGATCTATCGGGCAAAAGAAGCATGGTGAAAAGCTTGTCATGGATTGGAATAAGGTGCTAGGTGCTGTAGGCAAAGCTCACTTTAAACCTCGTACTTACACTAATCAAAATGGTGAAGAAAGAATCATAAACGATATTGAAAAGTTTATCGATTACGATGAAGAATTCTTCAAAGAACAAGGATTAGACAGCCAAATTAAAATCTCAGATGATGATTTACCGTTCTAAGAGGTGGTTATATGTTAAGACCATATCAACAAGAATGCATTGATGCTATTAAGCATGAATGGTTTGAAGAAGAGCACTCTCGAACTTTAGGGGTGCTCCCTACCGCTTCTGGTAAAACAATCATCGCAGCTGGATTAATCCAAGACTTAATTGATTCATCTAAAAGAGTGCTATTTTTAGCACATCGTAATGAATTAATTAATCAAGCCTATGACAAAATTAAAAGTTTTACAGGTATTGAATGTGCAATTGAAAAAGCAGAAGGAAAATCAATTGGAAAAGATAACAAAGTCGTTGTGGGGTCCATACAAACTCTTTGTCGAGAATCAAGACTTAGTAAATTTCCAAAAGACTATTTCGACATGATTATCGTTGACGAATGCCATCATATTTTAGCTGATTCATATATGACAATTCTCAATCATTTTAATGAAGCTAGAGTTCTTGGTATTACTGCAACACCTGATCGTGGCGATCAAAAGAATCTAGGACAATTTTTCGATTCAAAGGCATATGAATACACAATGGCACAAGGAATAAAAGATGGGTGGTTATCACCAATTAAAGCACAAATGATACCACTTCAACTTGATATTCATGATGTTTCAATTACACAAGGTGACTATAATGCAGGTCAAATTGGTAGTGCCCTTGAACCATATTTAAACCAAATAGCACTAGAAATGCTTAAGTACTGTAAGGATAGAAAAACTGTCGTGTTCTTACCACTTGTTAAAACTAGTCAAAAGTTCTGTGACTTGTTGAATCTTTATGGAATGAGAGCGGTAGAGGTCAATGGCAATAGCAAGGATAGAGACCAAATCCTAGCTGACTTTGAAGCTGGTGAGTATGACGTTCTATGTAACAGTATGTTACTTACAGAGGGATGGGATTGTCCATCAGTGGATTGCATTATTGTCCTTCGTCCTACAAAGGTAAGAAGTTTATAT